AATTATACGCCAACAATTTATAGACAAGAAATACTTGCAGAACTACAAAGAGCTAGAACTTTACAGAAATCTATGGTCACAAGAACGTTACAGTACTTGTCCAAAAATTTAGCAAGTTCTAGAACTTCAAATAGTCCAAGAAGTCTTTATACTGGTAATGTATTAAAGTTAAACCAATACTCTGCTTTTAAAACATTTAATGATAAATGGGTTGCGGGTAGTGACTTTAAAGGAAAAAATTACTTTGAAGATTTCCTATTTCAAGATAGGGCGAATGTCGATATAGGTGATGCACTAACAATAGACACAGATGAAATACAAAGATTTTTAAAAAATCAAGATAATAAAACTTTGATGGATTTAATGAGTACTATTTTATCAGATAATCAGTGTATCTTTTTTGCTCTTCCATCTTATATAAATTTTTATGGAATACATAGTGCAATAAGAGACCAAAAGGCAATACCTGAAGATATACCAAATTCACTATTTGGTACATATATGAACGTTGATTATATTGATTCTAGACCAAGGTTTTTAATAACTTATGTAGGTAAACCATCAGAAAACTTATCAACAAACGACGCTTCATTTGTTAGATTTGGTGACGATGCTTTTGATCTCAGAAGCGTTAACAATCCTTTAAGTGTTCCCGGTGAAAACGTCGATTTATATAAGTCAAATAGAGTAGTTGGGTTCAACGTAGATTTTGGAATCCTACATCAAAATATATTTTCTGATATTGAGTTAGATATGTCAGAAAAGAAAAACACCGCAGAGTCATTTAAAATATATGAAATGTTAGGTGCAACTGCTGCTGGAGATACCGTTGCTCAACAAACGGTGTCTTTATATAATATTTACAGAACTAGGTCTTACACTTGTAGAGTAAAATCTATGGGTAATGCATTAATCCAACCAACAATGTATTTTAATTTGAGATACATACCTTTATTTTACGGACCTTATTGGATAACAGAAGTTTCACATAATATTTCACCAAACGATTTCAAAACAGATTTTACCGGTGTTAGAATGCCACTTTATTCCTTACCTACACCGGATAGTTTTACAATTTCAATAAATAAAAAATTTAAAGAAAATTGGAAACAAGAAACACTAAAAGAAAGAAAACCAGAAAATGTAATTTCAACAACCGCTTATACAAATCTTAATGTTGCTAGTTTGAACGCTAATGTAACACCTAGTTGTTTAGATTTAGTGGCTACTGTTTATAAAAACAAACCATTTGTGGCGGTTAGTGCAACAACAATTACTTTGGATGATTTAGCGGTTAAAATATCTTCAATAACGAATGTTAAATTATTGCAAGCGTATCTACATGCATTGGCTCAAACGCCATATTTCAATAATGTTCAAATTACTGCAAATAACGGAACTGCGGTTTCTTGTCAAAATCATAATTTATTTGATATTAACACAATGAGCGCACATACAGGTAATTTATCTAAATTTATTTATTCACAAAATTGTAGAACAATTGCCACAAAAAATATTCCTATTGCCGCCTTTACAGGATATTCAGATCCTATTGAATTTATGGTATTAAAATACTCAAATGAAATTAATAGAATTAAATCTTTGTATGATAAAAATACTGAATCTTATATTTTAAGTGATCCTGCAATATCAGGATACGCACTACCAGGAACGGTAGAAATGAAAAATGTTAGATTAGCAAATACTCTTTTTGAAATCAAGTTATATTCTTGGGATAGTCCTAAAATGTATTTAAACGGAGTTCAACCAGGTATAACACCGGCTATGACCGCACAAGAAATAATCGATGACTTTAAAAAAGAATTTAGACCAACCCCTATTTCGTCAAAACCAAATAATATCGGAATAACTACATCAACCTATAGGAGTTTCTTTGAAATATTCTTAAAAAGTGTAAAAAGATTTGGTGCCGAAAGTGAAGTTCCTTAGAAATGATAAATAAATTTTATTAGGTAAAAAATGAAGTTTACTGATATGGTAATATTTATATTAAAATAAAACATTATGAGTATGAAAAATTTATTAGATGATTATCTTAAAAAAGACACTAAGATAACCGAAAAACAAATAGACAACGATCACAAACAAGTTTGTGATTTGGACACAGGTGAATGTTATACTATAAGAATTAAAGACGGACTTATTGAAAGATTCGATAATACTGTAAAAACTAATAGAACTTTAAAGGTTGAAACACCACAAGGTGTAAAGACATTACTTAACGGATAAAAAACTTGAAATGAGTGTTGAAAAAAAAATTATAGAAGAATTAAGAAGATTCAATGAAATCACTTCTTACATATTAAAGGAACAACCGGCACCACCTGCGGGTGAAGATCCATTAGCTGGATTAGATTTAGGTGAGGACCCAGCGGCGGGTGGGGCAACACCACCAGCAGATCCTGCGGCTGCGGGTGGGGCAACACCACCAGCAGATCCTGCGGCTGCGGGTGGGGCAACACCACCAGCAGATCCTGCGGCTGCGGGTACCGAAATACCTGAACCAATAGATGTTGAAAATGACCCCGATGTTGAGGTTGTGTCAGACACAGAAGAAGGAACAGATGAAGGTGGAGACGAAACCGAAGAAATTGATATAACAGATTTAGTAACAACACAACAGGATATTAAAACAAAACAAGAAGAATTTATGGATAGTTTGTTTACAAAGTTAGACGACTTACAAAGTAAATTATCACACATGGATCAAATTATGGATAAAATAAATTCTTTAGAAAATAAGTTTGATAAATATAGAGAAAAAACACCTGAAGAAAAATTAATGTTACGTTCATTGGATTCTTACCCGTATAATCAAAAATTAACAGATTTCTTTGATGATAAAAAAGGTGAAATGGAAGAGACAGGAAAAAATGAATATGTATTAACTTCCGATGAGGTAGAAAATTTTTCACCAAACGAAATTAAAGACACTTTTAATGCCTTTGATGAAGAGGAAGAAAAATTAGAAGAAAGACACTACAGAAGAAAAAAAAGAATATAATATAAGGGACCAAGTCGGTCCCTTTTTTATTTGACATTTTACCAAATTCACTTATTATTGACATAGATAAAAGAGTTAAAAATTAAAAACAAAAATCTATGGCAAATTCAATTGACGCAGTACTAGCACAGTACGAAAAGAACTCACAACCAAGTGGTTCACAGAGACAAAACATCTCACAAGAAGACAGAATGAAAAAGTATTTTTCAGCTATTCTTCAAAAAAATGAAAAATCAGCACAGAAAAGAATCAGAATCTTACCAACTAAAGATGGTTCATCACCATTTGTTGAAGTTTGGTATCACGAGATTCAAGTAAATGGGCAATGGGTTAAGTTGTATGATCCCGATAAAAATGACAACGAAAGATCGCCACTTACTGAAGTTTATAATGAACTTATTTCCACAGGAAAAAAAGAGGATAAAGAATTAGCATCTCAATATCGTTCACGTTTATTTTATATCGTAAAAGTAGTTGATAGAGACAACGAACAAGACGGTGCTAAATTTTGGAGATTTAAACACAACTACAAACAAGAAGGAGTACTTGACAAAATTCTTCCAATTTGGAAAGCTAAAGGTGATGTTACTGATTCAGAAAAAGGTAGAGACCTTATTATTGAATTGACAAAGGCAAAAACACCACAAGGTAAAGAATACACAGTTGTTCAAACAATTATGTATGATGATCCATCACCTGTACATGAAGATAAAGAAATAATGGAAGGTTGGTTACAAGACGAATTAACTTGGACTGATGTTTACTCTAAAAAACCTGTAGAGTATTTAGAAGCGGTTGCTGTCGGAGAAACACCAATTTGGAATTCTGAGTTAAAAAAATATGTTTACGGTGAAGAGGCTGAAATTTCACTAGGTGGACAAAAAGAAGAATCACCTATTGTTGACCCACAGGCAAATGATGAACCATCTGAAGAATTACCTTTCTAAATTTCAAAATATGAATAAGATATCAGAAAAAATGTATGAAGCCCTGACCTTGAAATATAGGTCAGAAATGGCTGAGGCTGAAGCAACACTTTTAGTTTACTTTAATAATCCTGTTGGGATTGGTGAACACCCACAACACTTGGAAGAAATGGATAAATTTGTTGATAAAATGACAAACGCAAAAGATAAGCTTGAAATGTTAGAAACAATTTACAAGTATAATGTCAAAAGAGATGATAAATTTGAAATCACTGAAGACATGTTAAAAATTTTGAACGAACAAAAAGGAGAAGAAAATGGCAATTAAAAAGAATGACTTTACTACACTAAAGAAAAAATTTTCCACATCTGCAAAATATAAACCACAAAGGTTTTTTGATTTGGGTGAACCTTTCTTAGATGCTGTAGGTTTACCAGGTCCTGCGATGGGTCACATAAATATGTTTTTAGGTCATAGTGATACGGGTAAAACAACCGCTTTAGTTAAAACGGCGGTTGATGCCCAAAAGAAAGGTATTCTTCCTGTTTTTATTATTACAGAACAAAAATGGTCTTTTGAACATGCAAAACTTATGGGATTTGAATGTGAAGAAGTTGTCGATACAGAAACAGGTGAATTAGAGTGGGATGGTTTTTATATCTTTAACAATAACTTTGATTACATTGAACAAATTACAGATTACATTAATGATTTGTTAGATGCACAAGAAAAAGGGGATTTAGACTATTCACTGTGTATTATGTGGGATTCTGTTGGATCTGTTCCTTGTAAGATGACTTATGAAGGTAAAGGAGGAAAACAACACAATGCAAGTGTTTTAGCTGACAAAATTGGAATGGGAATAAACCAAAGAATATCAGGATCAAGAAAGGCCGACTCTAAATATGAAAACACTCTAATTATTGTAAATCAGCCTTGGGTAGAATTACCTGACAATCCTTTTGGACAACCAAAAATTAAGGCTAAAGGCGGAGAAGCTATTTGGTTAAACTCATCGTTAGTTTTTTTATTTGGAAATCAAAAAGGCGCTGGAACAACAAAGATTACTGCAACAAAAGACAAAAGAACTGTTAAGTTTGCATCAAGAACAAAAGTGTCTGTTATGAAAAATCACATTAATGGGCTTGGGTTTGAAGATGGAAAAATTATTGTAACACCACATGGATTTTTACCCGGTAAAGAGGCGTCCGAAGAAAAGGCATCTATTGAACAATACAAAAAAGATTATGCAGAATATTGGAAAGAAATAATTGGAGTTGATGGTGACTTTGATTTAAAAACAGAAAAAGAAGAAGTAGAATGACAGAAAATTGGAATTTAATTAGAACAATACCTGAATGGGATTATTCTAGTGTTGATAGTAGGTGTTTATCACATGATGGTGATATTGTTGATTTAGGATGTTTAGATTGGGACTGGTCTAATTTTTTTATAGGTAAAAAAAGAGTTATTGGTGCCGACCCATATGAAAAAGAAAAAGAAGGAACTGAATTATTTAAAGGCGTAGTATGGAACTATGAAGGTAAAATTAAAATACAAAATAACGGCGTAGGTACTTCAATATTTGAAGAAGGCGATGACGAATTTGATGTTATCACTTGGGATATGTTTTGTGATAAATACAAAATTGATAAAATATCTGTCTTAAAATTAAACATTGAAGGTGCGGAGTACGATTTAATTAAGGGTTTTGATAAAAATCACTTTGATAAGATAGATCAAATCGTTGTAAGTTTTCATCATAGGATTAAACCGGAATGGCAAAAAGATACTGAAGAATGTATAGAAATTTTAAAAAGAAACAATTACTCAATAAAACAGATTAATTTTCTTTGGGATTGGTTTTTAGCTGTAAAAAACGTTGTGTAACCTGATCAATAAAAAAAAATGACAAAAACCCTATTAGTTGACGGGAATAATTTATTAAAAATTGGATTTCACGGAGTTAAAGATTACTTTAACGGAACTGAACACGTAGGTGGTATTTGGCATTTCCTTAACACATTACGAAGGTTTATAGACGAAGAACA